CTTGAAGAAGCAAAAATGCTCACCGGGTACGACGGTGACATCCAATACTTCCTCGACAGCGGCAAGACCGAAATCCGAAACCGGGACACCGGGGCTGTCACCACCATTGGTAGTGGGTCAACCGACGGTGGGCCTACCAGCACGGAACTACAAAGCGCCACCGACATTGTTCGCAACGTCCTCGAAGACTACGGGCTAGGAGAACTCTTAGACGACCCGGACCTCGACCTCATCAACCTGTGGTTGGCCGCCGGGGGCGATGCCGCGGGTGCGGCTGCCGTGTGGGCACGCGTCCGACAATCAGACCCGTACAAAGACCGGTTCCCCGGCATGGCCGCCCTGTCCGAAGCCGGACGGGCCATCAGCGAAGCCACCTACATCGAAATGGAACGCGGCTACATCGAGATAATGAACGCTGCTGACATCGACCCGGGGTTCTACGACGAACCCTCCGATTTCGGTGCGCTGATCGGCGGCGATGTGTCCATCAACGAGTTCAACCAGCGTGTCGCCCTGGCCGTCGAGGCGACAACCCGGATGACCTCCGAGGTCAGGAAGGAACTAGCGACGTACTATCCTGAGATCACAGACGGTGATTTGACTGCCTATTATTTGGACCCGGAGAGAGCCACAAACATCTTTGAAGAACGGGAAAAGATAGGAGCGGCCCGGATCGGTGGGATAGCCGTCGAAACTGGGTTCGGTTCTGTTTCCCGTCAAACCGCTGAACGTCTGCGTGCGTCAGGGGTTACTGAAACAGCGGCTCGTCGGGGGTTCCAGACAATAGCGCCGTCCACGCTGGCTGAGGAAACCGCGTCCGAACGCCTCGATGTTGACCCGGCGACCGGCCGGCCAGGAGTGGTGACGGCCAGGATGGACGGGCAGGTCGGTACTTTCGCCGCGGATCGTGGCGGTGACATTACCCGCGGGGAACTCGTCGGAGCGGAGTTCGGTACTGATCCGCAGGCGGCTCGACGCATCGAAGCCCGCCGTCAGCGACGCCTCGCAGCGTTCGCCCAAAGAGGCGGCCCGGCGATGACCGGAGGCGGCTACACCGGGCTGGGGACTGCCACCTGACCCCACATCCAAATCGTCTGCTATGGTTATCGTAGACGCATCTGGCCGCCTACGAGTGAGAGCTATCTGTGTCTCGGCCACCAGCCCGCCTCCCGGGTTGGTGTGAACCCGAAGGGAGCGGACATAGATGGCTGAGGCAACCGAATCCGAAGTCGTTGAACTAGATGAGGACGGTCAGCCGAAACGCAACTGGCGGCGAACTCTTGAAGACAAGGCGAACACAGCGGAAAGCCAACTGGCCGAAGCAAACGCCAAGATCCAAGGGTTCGAGCGGACAGAAGCGTTCCGGTCGGCAGGAATCAACCCGAATGACACTCGCCAGGCATACTTCGTAAAGGGGTACGACGGTGAAACCGACCCGGAGTCAATCCGGGCCGCAGCGGTCGAAGCAGGGTTTCTCACCGAAGGTGGGCAAGCCCAGCAGTTTGGGACGCCAGAAGTGGTTGCAGCACCCGGTACGGGTGAGGCGGTCACACTCCACCAGGAGCTAGCGGCCCAGCAGAGAATCGCTGATGCGGGGGTTCAGGCACAGCCGGTGATTCCACCGGACCTGAACGAGCAGATTCGTGCCACGACCAGCGAAGTCGAACTAAAGGCTTTGATGCGTCCTCACGGATACGAGTTCGACGTTCAAGATTAGGGGCCTCCTGTTCCCTAAGGACAAACAAACAAGATGGCTTACACGCAAAAGTCATCGGTCGCGTCCGACCAGGTAGCGTTTGAACAGCTAGCGTATTTCGCTCTCAGGGCTAACACCCTGCATGAGAACTACGCGACGGTGAAGGCCACCCGTCAGACCCATCGCGGGTCCGGGGTGACGTTCACTATTTACGCTGATCTTTCGCAGGCCAAAACGGCGCTCACCGAGACTTCAGATGTCACCGCAGTTGCCCTCTCCGACAGCACCGTCACGGTGTCTCTCGCAGAGTACGGCAACGCTGTGGTGACGACGGCTGCCCTTCGAGGCCAGTCGTTTTTCAACGTCGATTCCGACGCGGCGAACATCGTCGGATACAACGCAGCCGATTCTCTGGATCAGGTCGTCGCAGACCTGCTCTACGCCGGCAGCAATGTCACACATGTCGGGCAGTCAAGTCGTGGAGCGTTGCTCACCAGCAACAACTTCACATCGTCGGCTGTCAGGGAGGAAGTCGCGGCGCTTCGCACCGCTGCTGTTCCAACCTTCAACGACGGCTACTACGTCGGATTCTGTCACCCGGATGTGGCTTACGACTTCATCGGGCAGACCGGTGTAGCCGACCTGCGTTCGTTCCAGATCCGTCAGGAAGCTGACAAGGTTCGGAAGGGTGTTATCGGGACGTTTGACGGCGTTACGATGATCGAAACCCCCCGTGCCCTCCTGGTTGCCGACGGTGGTTCGACCACCAACGATGCCTACGGCAGCGTTATCATCGGCCAGCAGGCGATGGCGAAGGCTTACTCCACCATGTACGGGGCTGACCCGTCGGTGGTGTTCGGTCCTGTGACCGACAGCCTGCGTCGCTTCCAGCCGGTTGGCTGGTACGCCATGTGCGGTTACGGCCGCTTCCGTGAGGCTGCGATCCGCAGGATCGAGACAACCTCCACTATCGGGGCCAACAGCTAGTCCCGGTAATAGTCGTTGACGGGGGCCGGAGCGGGGCGCAGATGCTTCGGTCCCCGCCAACCACTAGGATGATGCTGTGCCGAACAAGACGAAATCGAAGAAGCAGATGAAACGGCGTAAGCCGCGTAAGGTCCGTTACTGATGGGCAAGTATTCTTCTGTTGGTTTCCTGGTTCGCCGTGGCACTTCTAAAACCACGAAGATTCGTAGAGATTCCGACGGCCAGTTCGGCGGGGTCCAAACCGAGCATTGGGATGGGCGTTTAGACGCTAAGGTTGTTCCCGAGTCGGTTGAACTAAAAGTTGCCGTAGGAGGTGACGAGTAGATGGCAGTAACAGCTTCGGGCCTGTTCGTTCTCACCTTCCGAGATATTCTCGATTCAACACAGATGGCGGTGGACACCGGGTCGGATACTTTCAAGTGTGCGATGATTACTAACTCATCGACACCCAACTTTGAGACTCACGACCATTGGTCTGACCTGTCTGGAAACGAGGTTTCCGGTTCGGGCTATTCGGCTGGTGGGGCGGCGCTTGCGTCTATCACCCTGGGGAACGCTTCGGGGACGTTGAAGTTTGATGCCGCTGACACATCGTGGACTACGGCGACGATCTCGTCGGCGCGTGCGGCGGTCATTTACGATGACACGCTGACCAACGATCCTCTGATTTGTTTGGTGGACTTCGGTGCCGACTATGCGAGTTCGGCTGGTACGTTCCAGATCACTTGGAACGCATCAGGTATTTGGACTATCGACTTGACGCCGTAGGAGGCTGACTGATGGCTACTGCGTATCCCGCTGCTCTTGACACCGTAGGTTCTCAACTTCGGACAGACATTGCGTCTACCGACGATTTGGATGACAGCGGCAAGGAGCATGACACTCAGCATGTGAATGTCAACGGCGCGGTTGTTGCGTTGGAAACGAAACTTGGTTTGACTGATTCCAATGCTGCTGCGAATGCTGTTCTGGTTGGGTCGGGTGCGTCTACTACTGCGTGGACTACGAGTCCTACTGTTACTGGCACGTTGACGGCGGGTGTCGCTGTCGGGCAGGCCGTCGATTTGGACCGGAAGACCGCTGACTACACTCTGGTTCTCGCTGATGCCGGGAAGGTTATTGAGATCAACAGTGGGTCCAGTGAGAATGTGACGATCCCACCGAACAGTGGTGTCGCCTTTCCGCTTGGTACGCAGGTTGTGGTCGTTCGGTTGGGGGCTGGTGCGGTCGTTATCACGGAGGGTTCCGGTGTGACTACCCGGTCGGATGGCGATAAGAACAAGATCAAATCACAGTATTCGTCTTGTGTGCTTATCAAGCATGAAACGGACGAGTGGTACATCCTCGGTAATCTGGATTCGTAATGGTTCTCTCCCAAGCCTTACTGGGAGCGGTCGCTTCGTCTGGCGGCGCTGGCTTTGTCGCTACGGGCGGCATCATCACCCAGTACGTTGATTCGGGGACGACGTATCGGGTTCATGCGTTTCGTGGTTCGGGCAAGTTTGTCGTGGCTTCTGGTGCGGCTGATGTGGACTGGCTGAACGTCGCAGGCGGCGGCAGCGCAGGACGGCATATTGGTGGCGGTGGTGGTGCTGGCGGCGTTTTGACAGGCACGGGTGTAGCCGTGAGCGCGGGCACTTATACGGTCACTGTCGGCACAGGCGGCACAGCAGCAAGAACTGCCATCAACAACCACCCCGGGGATGGGGTTGACAGTTCCGCCTTGTCGGAGACGGCTACTGGCGGTGGCGGCGGCGGTTGTAGTGGTTCTGCCCCAAACGATGATGGAAAGGCAGGCGGCTCTGGTGGGGGTGGCAATCAAAACGGGACATCTAATCAGGGAGGGACTGGCACTGCTGGCCCCCCGCGACAAGGTTACGACGGCGGTGATTCTGGGAACGGGTCCTACGGCGGCGGTGGCGGTGGCGGTTTCGGCGCGGCGGGTTCGAATGGCACAACCACCTATGTAGGTGGAAACGGCGGGAACGGTGCCACAGGTTACGGTATTACGGCAACCACCCCGAACTACGCAGGAGGCGGCGGCGGCGGTGGTCATGGTGCTGCTGCTGGTACTGGTGGTACTGGTGGTGGCGGTGCTGGGAATAATACGAATGGTGGTACTGGTGGTGGCGGTGTTCCGAACACGGGTGGCGGTGGCGGTGGTAGCGGCAACGACGGCTTCGGCGGCTTCGGCGGTG